TTCTCTGACATCAATCTCCACGAATTCAGATTTATCTATCTTCGTGTACTTCTTAAATTGCTTAAAATCTATTTTCATGATTAATCGACTAAAATTCCATTTTCAAAAACCAGTTTATACGTTGAAGGTATCGAACCATTCTGTATAGTCCATGATATTGTTCTCGTTGCTCCTTTTTTGTATGTATATGATCCATCGGCTTGCAATGACCATCCGGTACCGAACTCATTAGACAATATCGTATTGGTATAAAGATTTCCGTTTACATGTACTCCTCCGTCAAAATATCCGGCATAAGTATTAGAACTATGTGGCTTGCTAGTACCGTTCCTTGAAGCATAGATACATGCTCCACCGTCATTGCTTCCAATTATTTTAACCCCAAATTTCCCGTCAGTCGCACCATTGAAATTTATGTCAATCATACCACTGTTATCATCCGTAGGAACACCAATCCGTATACTCCTGCTATCATTGCCGAAAAAATCCCTTCCCTTCCAATTCAAGGAACCGTTGTCTATAGTGAAACCTCCAATCTTAGCACCATCGGCAGATATTGTTCCAGAAAAAGTACCTTTAGCGGCTTTCAGTTCACCCGAAAATGTACCGTCTGCACCATCCAGATGTTTCACTTTTAACGAGTTTACATCTATGCACTCTGTAAGAAGAAGTGGTTTCCCATTTTTAACCGTAAACACGGCTATTCCTTTCCCTTCAGAACTTTTAATTTTAAACTTATCTGAAGAAATAACAATCTCATTTTTTTCGATGTCAATACCCGTAGCACCAAGTTTAATTGAGATATTTTTCTCTGCTACATCTACAACGCTTTCACCATTTGACAACAATATTCTTGCTGCACGTACCTCTATTTCTCCAGAAGCAAGTCTGATATAATTTGTCTTGTCCCTATTACCGATATATGTCTTTCCATAAACATTAAAGTATCCTTCTTTAGTTAGACGATCATATCCGATTGAAACTATATCTTTCCCTGAGAGGGAGTAAGAACTTATCCCCTGATAGAAGGTAAGAGAAGGCGCACCGTCTCCGTATGCAGACAACACGATTGCAGCCTGAAAATCTGTATCCGATACGTCTCCAAGTTGTACCATCACATCTCCAACTGCCGGTATGTCGCTGCCTTCGTCACAATGATTCACGGATACCTCTATCCAGTTATCACCAACATTTTCCACCAGACGCCACCAATAGTGATTGGATACGCCGTCATACGCGCCTTCCTTAATATTAAAGGACTGTGAGCGTACTAAATTCCCTGGCTTAAAACGATTTTCTATGGCTTTCTCACCATCATCTGCAAGGAAGTAACAGCGATAAACAGAACCATAAGTTCCAGGAGATGAGTAACCTCTTTTCCCGTCTGAGAACTTGACTCCTTTACCATCCTTGAAACGAATTCCCTTTTTTTCTATAAACTCGACCTTAGTAATCGTTGCTCTGGCCCCGCTGGCGTTGAACATGAAGGAAGCTCCGGCCAGCTCGGTCTCCATTATTGAAAGTAACTGGAAGATAGCTTTCTTGCGCACGTACAGTTTGTCAATCCATCCGACAGACTCGCCGCCCTTTTCTGAAGAGAATGACATACCAGCACCCATCATTCCGGTTACGAAGTCGGGCGACTCCAGGAAAGGAGATATAATACCTCCCAAGAGTTTAAGAAGATACTTCGTTTCATCCTCACAATCCTTCTGCAAAAATATCTTCCTTAGCTTGTCAAGGGTAACAGTTGATAAAATATCGACTATGCCAACAAATGTTCTACCCACCCGTTCAGCCGTATTCTCTCCGCTTTTCGTAGCATTACGAATAAGCAAAGACAACTCCTTTAGCATCTCGATACTATCCATATTAATCTCCTAAAATTCTAAATACAGTCCTGTTTGCTTTAATTTTTCCGCTTCCCTTGTAAAGAGGATAATCAGCCTTTTTCTCTTCAAGAAACCTTACACACTCCTTCAGGTATCTGTCAGCAATGGAAAACGCATCATTATAAGCCATCACCTTCTCTTTGATGTCCGGACGGCTGCTGTATTCATCCTCCTTCTGCATAAGTCCGTATCTGGTCACATTCAAATCACCGTTCTTCACGATCCGTGCATAGGTATAATATGCCAACGCCGTTTTAATACCCATGAATATCTTTTTCTCTCCACACTTGTCCTCGTACGTTCCACCATCAAGAAGAAGCGCGTACTTCTCCGGATGTTCCCTCACATCCAGATAAAATGCATCACCAAGAGCTGACTTTATATCAATACTCTCCGATTCACGTATATACGTATCTATCTTATCTTCATCCACATGTACGGACATGCTACGTGACAAATCTGCGACCTCAAGCGTTGTTATCAGATACTGCTGCATTTCTTATATACTTTAATGGTTGTACACTAAAATCCATTGACGGGTTTGCCACCTCATACCAGTTGCGGAAAATACGGTCAAACGTGCGCTCTATTAAACGCTGTTGCTTGCTGACAATAGAATTATAGTATTCAAAGGCATCTTCCAAAATATCGCCGGAAAAGCCCACTTTCCCGATACGAATACAATACCACGGCTCCTGACCATAGGCGGAATAAATGCGCTCCACCACACTTGCATCCGTAACGGTAAACTCCTTATCATAATTCTGTGTAGTGAACGGGATAAATTCAGGCTTTTCTTCATCATTTTCAAGCGTTACCTCTATAAGTTTCAAGGAATTTGTATCCCCCTGAAGCTTGACAAGGCTATCAGAAAATCCGTCATCCTCCGAAATCTTTATTTCATTACCTTTTTCATCGTATCTGACAATATCCGAGCCTTTCTTAGTGACAACCATACCGGACGGAAGGAAATTATTGCGCACATTCCTGAATTTCACGTTGGAAAGCCCTTCATCCGTGCTCATCTCAGTAATTACACGGTCAGATTTACCTACCGGATAAGTCTGTTTTCCGGCCATGGATACCCATAGAACCTGCCCCTTGTAGTATTCTATCCCGCCAGCAGCTTCAATCTGCGCCAAAACAACAGATTTCAACGGATTGAACACATCAATGTAGTCGATATTCTCTTTTGCTACACGTATCTTCTTCCCTTTCCTGGTTTTCGTACCACTCCAGTCAGGATGCACGGCAATCTTAGCTACATATCCGTTATCATCCTCCTCCACCAGACGGCAGTTTTCAAATGGGACATGCTGAATTTCCACAATCTGGCCCAAAATGTTGTAATTTACATGAATGGCAATCCCATTGAAGTCAGCCATATCCCGGCAAACAAGAGAATGTATGTCATCAGCCGTATCTCCCTTTCGGTTTACCACATACTCCGAAAAAGAGACCTCACGGAATCCGTTACCTTCAATGAAATCCGCGAAACGGTCAGCACATTCACTTCCGGTAGAACTCGCTGCAATGATATTTCTTACCGTCTGCGGATAGAGGTTGTCATCCCCATAAGACTGTATTCCAAGCTGCTGCAAATAGCGTATATCTACCCTTACACTGCTCTTCTTTCTAAGCTCCTTTACTTTCATAATTCCGTGAGGTTTTGATTTATTCAGCGCCTTCTACCGCTTCTCCGTCTTCATCGGTCTGCCCATCAGTAGATTCATTATCATCCCCATTCTCACTGCCTCCTTCACTTTCTTCCGGATTCTCCTGCATATCAGCAAATACTTCCAGAGCCTTGTTTACGTGAGCTGTCATGGCTTTTTTTGTAATAGCCTTTCCGGAGATTTTATAACCCTTGAACTCTTCCTGAATTGATTTGCTTGAAACTCCATCCTTCATAGATTCCACCATGAGAGAGACAAGCTCGTCATTAATCACCACATTTCCGTCCTTTCTGGACTTTACAAGTTCTTCCCAGTCATCGGGTTTCTTTGAGAAATACTTAATGTTGTCCGGGTATTTCGCCAGATACTTCTCCGCTGCTTCATCAGTAAGGTTAGCATTCGTATACATTTCGCTACTGCCAAATCCCATCTGCAGGAGAACACCGTTCTTCAAGCCGTATTCTGATTTTTCTTTCATCTTTCCGTTCTTGTTAAGGTAAACACTCATTTCTATCACCGCATCATGATAGCAGTCGCTACAAGATGTGCGGACAAACTTCTTATCAAGGACAAGCGCATAAAGGTTTTCAATCTCTGCCTTGTCAGAAGAAGAGAGGGAAGCAATGCTTCCCAACTCCTTCAACCTATTAACCACATCAATCACTTCCATATCAAGCTGCTGGAGATGTCAACGTATCGATGGCCGTCTTGGTAGTCTCGTAGTCTGTCTTGTAAAGGAACAAAGCAGATTTTGGCACTTTTGTTTCCTGCAGGGATACTGACCAGCCACCATCGGTTTCTTCCGAATATTTGTCGTTGCTGATTTCGGCAGCCTTCAAGCCTTGGTAATAACCGTAAATCTGGAATGCAGAATCACCCGGATTCTCTTCCTTCTGCAAGTTCTTCGCCTTGTTCTCCAGGATTACCACATATTCACCGTTTGCCAGCCCGTCAATAATGTCCGCACACACGTCCGGGTCATTGGCAAGAATCACCATATTCACCGTATTGGTAAACGTATTCTGATACGTACCGACAGCAAGTGCCGTGTTCGTCCCGGTAAACGGAGTGCTTCCAGGCACAATAACCTTATAGGCTTTCTTTCCTTTCTTCAAGGCAAGCGTTTCAATCACATTCTTACGCGTTGCATTGAATGCTACTGTAGCGAAATCTATGTCCTTCCGGTTCATGATAACGCCTTCCTGCTCTACTCCAGGAACGAGCGGGTCATCGCAGCTTGCCACGATGTCCCTTTTTATTGCATAGTCACAGATTCCTGACATAACTCCTCCTTTCATTAATAAGCCAACTGGAACAAGTTATCTTCCCCAATAAGGCATCCTAATTTTCCGGTAGAATACAGCTTGTTAGTTCTGGTATTTCTGTCAAACCAAATGTCAAGGTCTGAAATGATGTCATCAGCTGGAGTACCTACAAACAACTGCTTCGGAGAACCAAATACAGCACGGTGAGGTAGATTAAGTTTAGTACCATTATTCTGGTATTTCTGGATGAATCTATCCCAAATGGATACACGATAGACAAACACACCGTTGTACTCTGTTACGTCAAGACCTTTGAAAATCTGTCCCCATTCAAGGATTTCCTTGTATTCACGCTTCAGGTCTTTTGTAAGCGCATCGCACAGCGACTTTGTACAGAAGATACCAGCTCCATCCATTGAAGCGATACGTGAGTCTGCATTTTCAAGCAGGCTGTCAAAGATTCCGATTGCTACTCCAGATTCTTTCAGCTTGCTGAACTGTAATGCGGTAGACGCTTCATCGTTGGCAGCAATAGCAACTTTCTGACCTGCGTTTGCTGTACCAATCGCAAACAACTGTTTCCAAAAACCGTCTGCTGTCTTGAACAGCTCAACATTCACACCATCTGTAATCTGACCTGAAGATGTTGCATTCTGCGCTTCTGTGTCACCAAACCAGATGAATCGCCACATCATGCGCTTAACTGCCAAATCCAAAGCAGGATATACGATATCATCCATGTATTCAGTAGACGACAAGTCCGCGATTTCTGTTCCAGTTTTCAGACAGTATTCTGCGATTGTATTCTGTAACTCTTCATAACACCACTCCAAAGGAATCTGCCAATCACCGATTTTCCACTCCTTCTCCGCAAAGTTGATGTTTGCTTTCTTGTATTCAGGATTACAGCCGGAACCTGCCCAACCGATATCATCCATCTCTCCGACCCATCCTAGCTTATCACCATTATGCACATTCTGACGAAGAGTGAAGAACCGTCCAAGTTCCTCATCGACGAAGTTTGTCATGATAAGCAAGTCTCTCAGACTCTGTACTGCTCCATTACCTGGAGTAAGATTCGAAAGCTGCTCCCAAGTAATTCTTTCTTTTGCCATAATTCTTAGTTATTAAATTTCTGTTTGTTCTTTTCTCTAATCTCAGCAAGTTTCTTCTCAATCTTGCTTTCATGCTTAACTTCCTGCTTCTTTCCGTAAGTCGTTGTACGTCCTGCAGGAGTGTACTTGCTTGCGGCCGCTTTAGTCAGTTTTTCAATTCCTCCAGCCTTAGCCACTGCATCCAGGATTCTGACATCATCCTCTGTCTTGGCGTTGGCTGTCAAGTCAGAAACCTGCTGTTCCAATTCTGCGATACGTGCCTCCAATGCTGCTGTATCATCATTTCCACTTTCAGCTTCACGGATTTCGGTAATTACGCCGTCAGTCACTACGATAGTCTTCCCGTCTGGCATTACGTGTTCCCCATCCGGGCTTGCCGCGTCACCTACTTGCGGTTCACCTTCTTCACGCTCTACTGTCAATGTGTCGCCACCTGCAGTTGTAAGCTCCAACGCTACCGCAGGAACATCTTCGATTTTTGCATAGCCTAACTTGGCCAGCATACGGTCAAGCAATGACTTGCTTACCGTAACTTCATTTTCTTTTTTTCCCATAAATTTATTGTTAGATACTACTTTAGCTGACTTCGGCATAATTACCTCACTCACAAATCCAAGTTGCTTGGCTACCTCACCACCAAACCATGTCTCTTTAGCCATCTGTTCCTCTATCACCGCACGATCAACCCCACAGCGCTCAACATAGATTGAAATCATACGTTCACGCTCTGCTTCCAGCCCAGCTTTTAATGATTCAAGCGCTGAAATATCAAGAGAACCTTCTACACCAGGACAATAAGGTGAATGAATAAGAATCTTTGCGTGCGGATACATCTTTCTGCGCTCGATAGGAGCTGCCAAAAGAATTACTGTCGCCATTGAAGCACATCTTCCTACTACAGTAGCAGAAATTTCCTTCCCAGTAGCCCTTAAAGCATCATATATCGCATATCCTTCAGCCACATCGCCACCGCACGAGTGTAATTCAATATCAATGTGATTGTCATCCGGAGCAATCCATCCAAGAAAATCCTGTACATCAGAGAAGGACATACCATCAACGCCAGTCAGATACCAGTTTTCCATTTTTTCGGTATCAGCTACAATGTCTTTGTTGATAAATAATTTCGCCATATCTCGTAATTGTTTGAAACAAAGGTAGTGAACGCGATATGGCTATAAGAATTTTTGAAAGGAATAGCACTGACACGCCTTGTCAGTCGATTTTTCAAACAAAAAGAGGTGAGCCGCTGCCCACCTCAAACAATTACATATCCACTTCCGTGGAAAACTTCTTTACAACCCTGTATATCGTCCTCTCATCCACGTTGTATTCGTCCGAAAGGTACTGCAATACGTAGGTTTTCTTATGCCCTTCTTTCATCAGACGGCTATATTCCTTGTAAAGTTCAAGGTATCTCACGTCCGACGGCTGTACCGGGAGCGTCTGTAACTGCTCCATCACTCCCTTATGTGTGTTTAGAAATTCATACACGTTCATACATTACCAAGATTCTCCAATACTTTTACACGGTTACTCACACTGGTTATCTCTTCAACCGAAACAACCGGACGCATAGACTGAACTCCCTTGGCGACAGCTCTGGCCAGCATGTCCTCTCCGAGAGCCTGACTACTTGTCTGTGTTACGTTGATAGGAACTCCCCCTCCCATCTGATTGAATGATGAGAGCAAAGGAGCAAACATCGAGGTGGCTCTGGCCGTCATCACCGACTCACCATTACTAAGCTGTGCAGGTATGCTGTCGCTTGTTCCGGTACCTGGTCCGGTGACTAAACCACCTGTTGCAAATTTAGCTCTTTTTACCGTTTTTGTAGCTACAGCAATATTAGAAAGTATCGTTGCCACCGTTGTTGCGATAGCTGCCAAATTAGCCGGGAACGGGACAGACTGAGCCTGCGCTATACCGGCAGCCAGAGCCTTTCCGGTATTGATGGCAATCTCAGCAAGAGCCAGTGTCTTTGAGAGTATGGCAAAAGTCTTGTTATTTTCACCCAATGTTTCAAAGGCGGATGAAAGACCTGATGTTATTGTCTCTATTGCCTGAAATTTTACCTGCTCTATCTCAACCTCCTTGTCTGCAATGGCCTTCTTCGCATCGATATATTCCTGATTAGCCTGAAGCTTACGGTTAAGGAACTCCTGTTCACTCTCCCCTTCCTGCTGCTGTATGCTGTTCAACAACTCTAATTTCTGCGAAGCCTGTTCCTGAAGTATTTCCAGTTCACTTGCACCGGACTGCTGGAGCTGCATGATTTCATTCTCCATTCTCAGTCTGACGGCTTCCTGCTGCTTATCCGATATTTCCTGCTCACGCTGTAATATCAGATCGTCCATCTGCTTGTCATACTTGTCCACGATGGCAAGCTTCATCTGCTCGGTCAGTTCCTTGTCAGCAAGCTCGGCATCACGCTGGGAAAGTAGCTGCTGCATCCTCAACTGATATTCCTGCTCACTACCTTTCTTTACTGCTTCAAGCTGTAAGGAAATAAGCTTGGTACGGTTGTCTATCTCTTTCTGTAATTCCTCCTCAGACAGCTTTTGCAACTCAGCAGCCTTCTGCTGTTCCAGAGCTTTTATCTGGTCGTTGATAGCCTGGCGGGCTTTTACAGTAAGGTCTGTCTCTGTTTTCAGCCTCGTACGCAAATCCTCAATCTGACGATTATACTGTAAGGTTATCTCCTTACTTTGTTTATCACGCCCATCTTTCACAAGAGCCAGCATGGCATCCTCTGCCGCTCTTACCGCTTCCAATTCTTTCTGCTTTGCAGCAATAGCCGCATCCGATTTTTCCTTTTCAGCCGACTTTATTTCGTTTGCCAAAGACACCTCACGACCAAGCAATTCACCCCTTTTATCCTGATACTCAGTCAACGCATTATACATCTCCACCTCAGCCTGAGCAATAGCATCATTAGTTTCCTTAGTGTTCTCAGCCATCGCATTCTGCTGTACCATCAGTTCATATCTTCTCTTGGCCAGTTCGTAGTTCTTCTTGCTGGCTTCCTCCTCCAGTCTGTTAGCTTCCCTGATAGCTTCCATACGTTCCTTTGCAGACACATTCAGTTCATCGTCAGCCTTTGCCTTCAAAGTAGCTATCTGAAGAGCATTCTTTGCATTCTGCACCTGAAGGTTTCGTGTATCCCTGTCTATTGCCGCCTGCTCCTTTGCCATAGCAATGTATCTCTCATTCTCCTTGTTCACCTCTGCCACATATTTACCAAGTACCGGAAGTTTTTCAAGCTGCTTGGTAATCCATCCCATCATCTTACCACCAGCTTCTACAACAGAAAGTATTCCACTTGCCACAATCTGAAGCACTTTACCCACGGCATCCAAAGCCATTTTCAATGGAGCAAGAACAGCATTCCATCGGCTTGTATTTTCCTCACTCGATTTAATACCTTTAGCTACAGCCATAATCACCACGGAAATCGCAGTAAGAATAGCTACAATCGGGTTGGCCAACAATGCAAGAAGTGTCTTTGAGAAATTCTTCACGGCAGCACCTGCAGCCACAGCACCTGCCTTCACACTTCCCATCTCATCCTGAGTCTGTATTAATGTTCCAATAAACGGGATATTGCTTGAAACCGCACTCTTAATCGCTTCCTCATAGTTACCCACATTCCGGTAATACCTCTGCGTTTCCTCCTCTCCACCTTTCAAAGCATCCGTAACCTCGTTTATCTTATTTTTCAGTTCCTCACCACTGGCACCCTTTCTTTCAGCTTCCGACAGAGCATCATATTCAGCCGTCAAATTAGACAGCTCAGCGCGTAGTGCTTTCAGGCTCCCCTCCTGCTCTTTCTCCTGCTTAATCTGATTCTGTACTGTCTTGTTGATGATACGTATCGCATCATTATAATCTGCAATGGCAATCTTTGACGCAGCAATCTCCTCGTTATACTGCTGACGGGATATTTCCCCATCCTTCAACTGCTTTTTCAGGTTCTTTTCTGCATCTCTGGCCGCATCAATCTTTGTCTGGTATTCCGCTATCGCCTTTACAGCTTCATTGTAATTCACCTTGATGTCAAGGATTTTCTCCACCTTATCCGCCATAACACTATATTTTTAACAATTCAACTTCGCATATATTATTCTCCTTGGTTTTCACCTTCACAATCGCAAAATATGAACCGTATTGTCGAAGATATACTGGTACTGTCAAATCCAGCTCTTTAAGCTCTACAGGACTTAATCTGACATATTCTGAAATTACTTTAGGATGCTTCACAATATCCTGATAAGAACTGTAATACTTAGACAATAACGTCCCCCACTCCAACTCCTTAAATGAAGCTATCGTACCATCATTTCCTGAACGGTATATAAGACGTGGTTCTATATCATTCATTTCCAGCTTTCCTTCCGAATTATAGGAATATAAAGGAATGCTTACCATGTTACCTGAATAATCACAAGCGGCAAACGGCAGTGTTATCACGTCTCTTTCATCATCCAACGATTCACTCTCTACAACTATCTTTCCATCATAGTTGCCTTTGACTGTATCATCTTCCTTATACCTAAACCAGTTGTTCTTGGAAAACCCGTTAAGACTGTATGATATTGTTCTTGGCAAATCACCATAATATGCACATACAATCTTCATACTCCAGTCTACAGCCTTTGATTTATTTTCTAAAATAGTATCAAACGAGAAGAAGCGTATTCCTGTACCATCCGATTTTGGCACGGCAAAGAGTCCCAACATTGCAGTAATAGCTTTCAAAAAGTCCATCTGCTTAATATCCGGAAGATTTGGTATATGATAGTATCTGTTATTATATCCATCTCCATCATAAGCCGTTACCTCTGAATCAGGTGCCAATGTCATATCCCCAGACAATTCAGATACTACATTCACATCTTGAAGTCCTTTAATGAAAAATTTTATTCTACCGTCAACATTACCATATTTACCTACTATATCGGTAGTACCATTAAGATTAAAAGCCACCTTACTTCCGTTAATGCTATATGGAGATGCTGACATTATCTCAGTTCCTCCAATACTCATAACAAGATACAATTCTTCAGGTATCGTCCCAGATATTGAGCACGTCAAGTTCCATGATACAGAATACTTAGTATTTACAAAGTTATTGATTACTCCCGCTGTAAACGAACCACCAGCTCCAGTTCCTAAAAGTGCAGAAAAGAAATAATTACTAACACTTATACGTTCAAATAGTATTTCCTTCCCTGAATCGCTTGAATTGCCCATACCATTCGGTACAAGAATAAGACTACATTCTTCTGACTGTTCAGGTGAACCGTTTTTTGTCAGTAAAGGTATTCTTATTTCAGCCAATACACTTTCCCTATCATATTCAAAGCTAATCCCATTATCTGTTGCTATCTGCCGCATAAGTTCGCTTACCGGAATTACAGGATGATACCATACGCCTTCCTCTGCATCATTGAACCCATAATTAACCATAGGATGGTCCATATCAGGTGTCCTCAACTTCCACCAATAACTCCATGCTCCACTCAGTGGAAGCGCCGTCAGGTCTCTTAAAGTCTTATCACTATTGAGGATATTTTCAAAACCTTGAATATTTCCCCATGAAAGCGCAATCTCTATAGTGTCACTTACTGACATCAATACCACATTGGCTCCATCAACGATCTGCACACCGTCACGTAATAAAGTACCTACATGAGGAAGATATGGGAAGCTGCTCACTGCACTGGGTATATGAGCACATTCTATCAGCCGAAGGTTATTCTTTGTCTTCGGCAGCTTAATCGTATAGCTGAAATTACTTACAATCTTGCTAATATCAGTCAGGATATTGCTACGGTATTCAAGAGAAACACCGGACTCCCCCATATCCACTTTCGTCCCGTCAATATATAATTCATCTCTCATAAGCTCTGCGAAATAATAGTTGGCAATATGACCGTTATCTCAAAATCCTGCAGGTGCTCACCTGAATCAACAGCCGTATCAGCTTTTATACCAACCGGAACCCAGGTCTCATCCACATACATATCGACAAGAGGAGAAGAATGTATTGAAAGCAGCATGTTGAATATCTCCTTAGAAACCAATGACGCACATGCCTTTTTAGTTCCCTCGGTAGTCTTTCCCTGAATTCTGGATACGCCGTAATACCCATACTTGCTCCCATAAAAGTTTTCCATAAGATGCTCTCCATATTCCTCAGATTTATTTTCGTTTGACCCTTCCTGGAAAAGCCAGTATTGGTAAAATCCATGACGGTCTATCCAGCGCAAATAAATACCATCTTCAGAATCATCCTCCACGACTTTTACATATTCCGGTACGTCAGAAGGACTCACATGCTTAATCATCTGGTCAAATATCGTTACAGTAAATGGATACTTCGTAAAATGTACTACGGTACGTGGAGCATCAAACTGCTCACCGATATTCATAGCTCCCCATATGGCAGTTACATCGAAAGAGAAAGATTCACCGGATATGGATACTTTCACATGAATAACCTTTGATTCCACCATCCCTCCACTTCTGTTAATATCGAAACATGCCTGAAGATATGCGGATATGTCAAGTTCTACATAATTAGCGTATTCATCACGATTATCCGAAAAATACGGTCTCTTCACAATCGTAAACGTCCTGTCAAATGTAGTATCGAATACACCTCCGGAACCTCCGCTATCGGAAGATATTACAAAAGTGACATCACTGGAGGTATTCACTGTAATCATATTCGGATTAAAGCAGAATACCACTTCATCCGGATATTTAATGCTGCATCCGTTAATAGTTCCCGTTCTCATTGAAATTAAGATTTATATGTTCCACTTCACTCCCGAACAGAATACCGATACCCTGCGATACCCTTTCTACCATATCCTTCACTTCAGGAGAATAAATATCATCCCTACCGCCATTCCGGAATAGCTGTGTCCCTTCATTGGCTATCTTTCTCGCCACAAGGTAAGCAAAGGAATCAGGCTTCTGTGCCTGGATGCCCTTGTCATCCATCCATTGCCGGATTATCCTCCAGAATCCTGCCGGCACCTTACCCGGTTTTCGTCCGGTCTCCAGCGTCCCGAACGGGCTACGTCCCCACAGAACACCGCCATCCTCCGTAACCTCTACCTTCATGCTGGCTATCGTTCTGCCGGAAGCAACCTGACCGGAGTTCTTCTGGTTTTCGATTACCTTCTGTTTCAATGCTTCAAGTTCTGAAGACACAAGCTCCATCACCTTATCCCTCAGCAGAAGTTCCATACACTATCTCCTTCACTGTTTTTGTAGGGCATATCACGATTCCTCTTATTTCCTTCAAAGGAATCTGGATGACAATCCCCGTCACATTCACGTCCAGCTTATCATAGAACACCGAATACTGAATGTCACCCTGTACAGGCTCAAACATTCCACTTCTGTTCACGTTCAGTATAAACTCCCTGACCAAAGACTTGCATCGTTCTATCACCATGTCATTCTCTTCACCGGAGAAATCATGCTTCGTTTTGTCCATAAAGGCTATCATGCAGTTAGGAAAGTCTTTCATCTGCATAAGCCCCACATTCAGATTTCCGGAAGCCGGAAGCACATACATCACGGCAGGAAGCTGCATCTTGTCAAGCCTTACATTGGCAGCCTGCCAGTTCTCAAACAGATAGGTAACTCCCATCTGTTCCACTATTTTCCTAACCTTCTCTTCTACTGTCATTTCTTCTTTCCCTCCAAGATTTTACGTAACCTGCGTTCATACCTCATCTTCCTGGCATCCATATCCAGGCATTTATACACACGTACCCACGGAACATATTCTACCGCCTCATGGTCCGTTATTCCCATTCTCAGTGCATAATAGTCAAGCAGTCCGAACGGCCCGAAATTCAATGCTTCTGCCCCAGCCTGCTTCTCCTCCGGTGTAGGAGGAACGGACGTGGAAGCAAACAGCTTGTTTATCCGCTTCACTTCCCTGGCCACCCAGAAGCAAAAGCCGATAACCTCAGATGCATCAGTCCTCATCACCTCACGCTCCGACATTCCCAGAAGCACACGACAAGGAACCATTATCGTTTCCTTCTCCGTACTGATTGATTGCAACTGCATAAGCTCACCCATATTCATGTCATTCAAGGTATCAGGTGTCCTGACCCTTCCCACTTTCCACGGTTTACGGAGTTTCTCAAGCTCTCCTTCAATACCGTGTGACAGATTACCAACTACCAACAACTCCTTTACCGTCATATATTCCCAAGTTTTGCTTTCGGCCGCCTTAACACTGGTTTTATCCTGAAAAACATCGCCATAATCAGCATGTCAAGATAGTCAGGAGAGCGGCCAAGTATCTCCTTCATCTTTTCCTTGCTGATAATTCCCTTCTTTCTCGTATCCGCATCTATGTGGTCCTGCTTCAACACCCCAAGCTCTTCAATGATTCGCTCCTTCTGTGCTTCCGTACATACTATACGGAGAAGGCGGTTGTTTATCATATCCGCCAGTTTGAAGGCACATTCCGATTTCAGGTTGTCATACTCAGGATTGATGGGACGTGTTCCTCCATGGAACTCCATGATTCCGTTCAGATAGCTTTCAAGATAGCTGCCAAGCCCGTCAGAGTCCGCTATCATCCGGCTGCGTGGAATGGAACACTCTATCATCATACGCTTCAAGTCTGTCTCGATGGACTTCCCAGTACTGTATTCCTGATCCAGCTTGATATAGCAGACATTCCCTTTCCAGTGTCCGGCTATGAAACGGTCACGTCCCTTCATGGCAAGGTCAGCAGAACCGGAAGAATCCCCGGCAGGCTTGACAAACTCATTCGTGAACAGGTCACAGATAGCCTCGTAATCACAAAGGACTGTCGGGTCATTGTCATACTCCCAGTTCCCGAAATACAGACGTTCCTTCGTCACCCTGTCCTTCGTATTACGAAGGCTCTCAATATAGTCCTCTGTAGCCCAAGGGTTATCCTGAACCAATGCCTGAATGAAAGCATACGGTTCTTCCAGCTTTCCTTCTCTCCACGGCTTGTAGAAGTCACGGTACAGCCAGTTCTTCTTAGGGTTGCAAGTGATAAGTATCTTTCCAGGTACGCCATAGACATCGTTCATGTGTCGGCCGATACGGGTTTTCAGCACGTCAAAGGCAAGGTAATGCACCTCACCAGCTTCCTCTATCCATCCTCCGGTATATTCCTTTGAGCCCAAGCGTTCATACAACGGGTCTTTAACCGGATAATATGTCAGGTCGATATAAACTATTTCGCTACCGTTGTCAAAAGCTATCCCTTCATTGGTTGTCTTGTACGCCCTGAAGCCATGAGACTTTGCCACCTTGTTGAAAGTAACGGTCACGGATTCCCGGCTGTCCTTCAGGTTATTTCGCCCTACAAACCAGCGAGTGCCGGGAAGGTAATAGGCACATTGCATCAGCCATTCACAGCCAAGCCATGACTTTCCACCACCGCCGGCACCGCCATACAGCAGGAACTTCGTCCTGTCATCACGAAGGTAATTGTATGCCAATCTCTGCTTTATATTGACCTTCTGTCCCATATCATTTCAGTTTGTCCGCTTCCGGAGTATAGGGAAGAAAATCGAATCCCTTGAATGGCTTTCCCTGCGTCGTATGGTCCACCTCCTGCTTGTCGGCCAGCCCCAAAGTACGGGCTATGATATTCGCATTGAACGCACCGACACACGCCCCTTCGAACTGCTGGGTCTTGATGGTTTCCTCCACACGCGCGATGACCTCCAAAAAATCTTTATCCCCTTTATTCATGCAGGCAGAACGAAACTCGTTCCACCAGTTTGTAGAAGCGCCCAGATACACGCACAGTCCCATGAGAGAATACGGCCGTGACGTGGGAGTAACCTCCTGCTGTGTGTGCTGCTGGTTCTCTGTTACAATCTCCTTCCCTTTATTCACTCTTACGGGTACAGTTTTCTGTATAGCCTTTCTGGTTGTCCATGGATTCTCATCGCACCACTGGAAATACTCGCACGCCGCATCCCATAGAAGTTCAGGCGTAGCAAAGAGCTTGTCCCTGCCATGCTTGCTTCTTAACATCCAGAACTTATTTCCTTTTGGTGCTGCCATAATCACAATTTTTCAAAAACGGGTAATATTTCCTTATCCAAATCCCATCTTCTGTTGTTAGGAAGAGGAAGGTTAAATTCGTATCTGAGAGCTTCAGCATATACATCGTGCTCAGCTCTTCTTTCGTTCATGACGGATACCTGAAAGGATGATCCGCGCAGTTCCCGTGACTTGTCTACCTCGATACCCTTCTCATATATCCTGAAATCAGAACCGATAAGTTCTTCCGTGAGACGGCATACGTCTGCCGTGGAATGATAATGCTGGAAATACCATTCTCCAAAGCGGAAGTTTGCCGTGAAGTTATCCGCATCCAGAAACAGTGCTTTCGAACGGTAGTCGTGAGTCTCCTTTCTCTCGGAAGCCTTCTGTGCGAACAATAGCGGGATACCTGACCAGAAAATCATACCTCCCGGCTTGCACAGTGCAGAAAGGGAAAGAAGGACGTTCCTTTCATCGTCAAGGGAATTTACGGAGTTCAGGACGCTGTCACATACCACGACATCATACAGGCCATACTCCGACAATGTCCTGCACACGTCCGCACAGTCCTGACGTATCTCCTTCTCGTCTATCACGTCAGCCCCGTCCTTCCGGTGAAAGAACTCTATCGCGTCAATGAGGTATCCATCCTTCTTCAGCCTGGTAGCATAGTCCTTCTGTCCGGCTCCGAAGTCAAGCACATGCATGTCCTTCGTGATGAACGGAAGCACCAGACGCTCGTACAGCGTGGAATGGCTCCTGCTGCTCGGAACACCGTTTTTCTCCCTGAGACGTGCCTTCTGTGCAAAAGACTGTATGTAAGTCTTCCGTTCCAGATGGGAGTATTCAAAGACACCGTATTCCTTCGAAAAATAAGACAGGGCCAGCTCCTCCTTTCCTCCCGGAAGTACATAGACAAGCAGGTCCATACCCATAAGCTTCACCGCCTTGGCGTATACGGTGGATATGATGACCTTACCTTCATGGTTGCATACGGCATTCGCAAACTGGCCATAGCGAAGAATCATCTTCGTTAGGTCCACTACACGTGAGTTGTTTCCACCCTTGGTAATGACGGCTATATCCTTGTTCGGTACCATAAAGAAACCTTCCGTTCCTTCAGGAACAGAAACACGTATGTCCGGCTGTACCTCCGACACCTCGCATTCGGCATAGTTGTGAAGCTGGTTGAAGCGTACCTCATCCGTTGAGTTCACGCCATCCAGCACGAAAGCCGGAACATGAGTATATCCAAGCAGCTTCATGATCTTTGTGCGCTGGTGGCCTGCCATGATTCGTTTGTCAGACCTGCGGATAATTATCGGCTTGATGATGCCAAGCTCCGTTATCGACTTCTTCAGGTTTTCCTGTGCTTCCGGAGTAAGCAGCCTTGGGTTGTACTCTGCCGGATTCAGTGATTCTATGTCAATGTATTCCATCATAAGCCCAACAGATTATTTACGAAACCAATCATCACTCCGTTCTCTTCAAGATACTCGGCAGCACGCTGTTTCAGCCCTTCAAGCTCCACATCGGTTATCGGTATCTTGTACCCTTCAAATGCCAGGTACTTAATATGCGCTCCCGCTTCGTAATTTTCATTCCGAAGCACATTGTGAGTATCTTCCATCCCTCCGGGAAAATCGTCCAAATCAGGGAAGCTGATGCCTTCTATACCCCATTCCATGAGTTTCCGGCAGTCCCATTCAAACAGTCGGGCCATATCCCATTCCCCGTTACTCACATTGTCACGGATGATGATTTCGCGCTCACGCTCTTCTGTCAGGTTCGGAATAAGCACCGTAGGAACCTCCTTGATTCCAAGCTGCACGCACGCATCATAGCGCTGGTTCCCTGCAATAATGACAAGATGTCCCGTTCGGTCTGACAGAATGATCGGACGTGCTTCAAAATAGTCCGGATTTTTCTGTATGGATTCCTTCAACTTCTGGAGCTGCCCTTCCGATATGGTTCTCGGGTTGTCCTCCAGCTTCTTCAATGTTTCTGTACTTCTGTAAATCACTTCCATATATCTCGGTATTTGCGTTACAGAAACAAATTTACCCGATAACCGCCACAAAGCAGTTACCGGGTATTCACAAAGCACTGACAAGGGCTGTCAGTAAGTTATAAACTCCATATCATCCACCATTTTCGCTTCTTTGCGTATTCAAGTTCTCTCTTCAAATCCTTACAAAGGTCTATCTCTTTTCCCCATTGAGTGTGATAAAATGTCGCATCATCCTTAAGCTTGTTTACTTCTTTTTTAAGTTCCTCGTTCTCCTTTTCAAGCTCGTCTATAATATGGTTTTTCAGTTTCAAATCACCCAATAGTCTTTCTGCCCTTTCAAAGTTCCTTCGGCTGTCTTTTATCAGCATCTCCATGTAAGTATCACGGCTGAATAGCCTTCCCGTTTGATGTCTTTTGTGTTTCATACTCATAACTCATACTCCCAAAAACTAAGTTTCCCTTTCACATTTATAATCGGCTTATCAAACAGAACCGCATCTTTCAGCACCCAGTTCCAGCAACCTTTCTCAGCCCAAACGGACGGATGATTCAGTACGCAGTCGGCTATTACCACACTGCCGATGATAGCACCTTCTGGAAGTTCCTTTGATTCTAGTATAGAGCATATCTTTGAATTAATAAAAAGCCTTTTAGGTATGAAATAATCTTTTGTCCTAACCTTACTCGCATGTATCAGTATCTTCTGTCCGATGTACTTCTGAGGACACTTCCAAGTCCTGTTCTCGATGTCTTTGATACCGTGAGCGATTAGGCTTGCCCACGGCTGTTTGATGGATATTGCTTGCATATTTAAAATATTATTTCTTTTTTTACAAAAAATACTATTAAATAATATGGAATCGTTTACAAATGAATTTCTGCTTAAAATAGCAGGTCTTATAATCACTTTATTGGGTATCATAGTCCCAATGTATAAATTTATTTCAGAAAAAAATCTTAAGCAAAGAGATTTGAGATTTAATACGTATCATCTATTAATTAAAGATTTAGTAGAACCGGATAAAGAAACTGGAAAAATTATGCTTGATAGACAGATTGCCACATGTTTTGAATTAAGACATTTCCCAGAATACTTTGAACTCACAAGAAGGATTCTTTGTGACTTATATTCACAATGGGGACAAGATACTAGAAATGAACGAATTTTAAAAGAAATCAAATATACTCTCAAATATATCAAAATATATAACTATACTTTTTTTATTTTCTTAAGAGCCTTTGGATTTGATTTTATATGCAAGCCTATAGTTAACACTTTAATAAAATCATACTACAATTACAACTCATATAATGATGAATTAATGAACTCATTATAGTTTTAACTAATAATTATCATTTACACAAAATGATAGGACATATTTTTTGTCCATCCATAATAGACCTTCAGTTTTCCCATAATTAATTCTTCATAAAACATATCCAATGTGTATTTGAGCGTTTTCCTGATATGTGACCAAATATTGGCTTTTCAGATGTCAATTTCAAAACCTCAGAAACCTTTACGTCCGTTTCATTCCATTTGAAAATCAGAAATCCACCTGATTTAAGGACCCTAAAGCATTCCTTGAAGCCTTTTGAAAGCATATCTCTCCAATCGGAATATAACGCTCCATATTTTATTTGCTGGTAACCAGTCGGCATAGCTTTTTCGCTAAGGGAACCATACATATCAACCATTTTAGATTTCTTTCCCCTGCTATAGACTAAATGAGGTGGGTCAAATACAACCATAGAAAATGTACAATCTTCGTATGGCATGTTAGTAAAATCACATTGAACATCAGGGTTTACTTCAAAAATCCTACCGTCACAAAGAGTTGTCTTTATTTTTCGAATATCTTGGAATAATACCCTATCATCAGATTTGTCGAAATAAAACATCTTGCCACCACAGCAAGCATCCAATATTGGTTTCATATCCTTCTCCTTTCCACCTATCCCAGCAGCCACCACATGACTGCCAGGAACATGTAATATAATTTAGTTTTCATTGATTATTTCTCCTTTTTTCTACAAGTTGCTCAAGTCTCTTTTCACACTCAGCACACTCGGTTTTCTTCCGCTCCAGTTTCTCCCTAAACTTAACCAGTTCCTCGTCCGTGTTCTCATCAAAAAACAGATTGTTTTGATGGTTGTGTTCTATGTATTCATTCATCCTGCGTTCTGCTTTCGTTATCTGGGCTTTGGCCGAAATCAGCTTAGATAGGCAGGAACTCACTTCAAGCGACTCTCCTGAACGCTTGTCGTAGTAGTAAAAAGAAGTGTACACATCATTCCTCGGATGCTGGCATTGCAGTCTGGCCACCCTCCATCTGATTACCCACATCCTTCTTTCGTACACTTCACGAGGAAGGTCGTATGTGTATAGGATGACAGATTGATGACCGTAACCGTAGCAGATGCTGATTTGCACCCAATTCTCGATTTTCAGCTCCTTTTCAGCTTTGGCATAATCCTTAGCCATCTGAAACCAGTCATCCATACTTTCCTGCTTTCCCATATCATTCAAATTTCAATTCAAGTTGTTGCCAACCTGGTTCTCTGTATTTGCGATTTGTCTGCATAAAAGCCTTCCGTAAGGCTTCAGCAATCTTATCACGCATTTCTTTAGATACATGTTTCTTATCAGCCTCACTGTTCATTTGGAGTATCTTGTTAAGGCTTCCGTTTATTGGCTTTTCGTCAAAGAACAAGCTGTATTCAGTAAATATCCGGCTGCAATCCTTTGCAGCTTTCTCTTCTTCCGCATCCTAGTATCGCTCTATTACTGTTTCCTGGGCTGCTCTCAGTATTCTTTGTCCTCGTTCGCTCCTGCAACCATGCCGTTCATTCTCGAACATGACAGATATTGCACGCTTCTTACGGACATTTCCTATTCTAGCCCACCCATAATACACTTTCAGTTCACTCATATCACGCAACCTTTCTTTTTCTTATAATCTCCTTACAGATAGCTTCACAGAGCACACGGGCCATATTCACCTCAACGGCATTACCGATAAACTTCTTCTGGTCTGACTGTGGGCCAATCAGTACATAGTCTTCTGGGAATCCCATTATCTTTTTCAGTTCTGCTATCCGAAGCATACGCATCTTGATGTCAATGATACCATATAAGGCCATAAACTCCTTAATCTTGGCAGTCATCGGACTGTCCACTGATGTGACTTGTATGCCGATACCTCCTTCAACCTCTACCAAATAGGGAGGCATCTTATCCATCCGTGCTATCAATGTAAAACAAGGGTTGTTCACAGAACCTCCGGCACTGGCAAACTGCGGATTCATAAGGTAATGCCATTTACGGTTGGCCGTGATTGTTTGTGACGGCTGTTCTATGCTGCTTCCTACATTCGAGAAAGCTGTATTCATTATCCACGGCTTGCAGCTTTCCATATTGAACTTAGGCACCGTGGTTACTGTACCAACTGGCAGCTCAATAGATGTCGGTTTTCCGGTACCGTATTGGTTGTCTATGAAAACAGAATTTACCAATGCCAACCTATCTTTTGTTGTTACCGTAGGTGCTGGAAGTTCTACAGAATGGTTGTTACCATTCCCGTAATAGGCTGAGACGAAAGCGTGGTGGTCTTTATAGGTGATTGTTCCGGCAGGGCCTTCCACAGATATGTTCTTGCTATCCGGCTGGCCGCTGAATTGCTTGGAGAGGAAGTTTACCTTTGCCAATGCAAGCCGTCCTTGTGTTGCCACAACCGGGCATGGTTCGTCAACGCTTGGTGCCTGGTATTTCCCCGTCCGACTCATAGAGTTATACTTTACAATAAAAGCCTCCTTACCTCCAGCTACGAACTTAATCAGTCCGGCATAGATGCGTTCAAGAGTTTTTTCGGCCAGCGGCTTCTTCCGGCAGAAGATACTTTCCCCTTCATCTGAAAAGTCCAGCACTTCCTTGACCGGCTTCCACTTTTCCAACTTTCCGAACATATCCGACTTCCCATCCTTGCAGTGAGTAGGTTCTGGAAATACAATCGGCAGACCACGCTTGGCGAAGATACCGAAGAACCGCTTGCGAGTGGTGTATGCCCCATAATCGGCAGCGTTAAGAATGCGCCAGTCAAAATCGTATCCATATTTCCTGACGTTACGTTTCCATTTCTCATAGCATCTCCCCTTATCCTTGCTGATAGGTTTCCCATTTTCATCCATATCGCCCCATGACATGAACTCCTCAACGTTCTCTATCTGTATGTAGTCTGGATCAATGGCCTCGATATATCGGAAAAGATGCTCAGCCAGCGTCCTACTGTCGGCGTCCCGTGGCTGGCCGCCCTTGGCTTTACTGAAGTTCGTACATTCAAGGCTGGCCCATAATACAATCAGTGCATCCGGATAAATCTTCTTCATTCGTTCCACATGAGATACCAAAGGGGACAATTCCAGTGTCCTTATGTCCTCAGTGAAATGCAACGCATCCGGGTGGTTGGCCGCATGGCTGGCGATAGCGTTTGCGTCGTGGTTCACACATGCTATTACTTTAGCACACTGTTCATCTGCGTAGCGTGCGTTTTCTACTCCGGTACTGGTTCCCCCGGCACCGCAGAAAAGGTCTATATAGAGTAACTTTATCATATCAGTTCCATTTTTGAGGTTGGTTTTTGGTTATTATTGTCGTCGAGTTTCACCGCCTACATGAACGATGTTAAACATTTCCTTACAGCGGTCTGCAATGTAGATTCCGTACCGTGACGGTATATCATCCAGCTCCAGATTGGTTGTCGCATAAGTGCAATACTCATGACGAAACTCATAGCGAAGCTGTAAAACGGTCTGTATTACGTTCAGTCCCGTCCCAAAGTGCTTTGCATCCGAAGGCTCACGCCCAAGTTCGTCAATACATAGCCCTGTGGCGCATTCTCGCTGCGTGTAGCGAATTATTCCGTCAATTCCTTGTTCCGCATAGCGTAATGAGATTTCAGCCGCTGAGACGAACGCAAAGCCTAAATCCTTCCGTCCGAAAGCAAACGCATATCTGTTTACCAGACTTTCGTACTTCTGCAGCCCTTTCATGAGCGTGGACTTTCCTGTTCCTATCGGTCCACAAAGCATAATGCCTTTGCACGGGTCAAGACTTCCTCCCATGATACGGCCGGCTCTTTCCCATACCCAGCGGTACAGTGCATCCAACTCCCTGCGGTTTCTGGCATCTATCACGAATCCTGGTGATACACTGGTCATGCACTCTACCAGCTTCTGCTTCCAGAATGATTCCGCCTGCCTTGAATCAGAGTTCAACCGCTTTAAGTTTTCCGGCTGTTGTACCAATGTCGCTTGGTTTATTACCTCCACAACTGTTTTCAGATTGTTTTCCATGCTGATATTGTTTTGCTTGTTCGTCCATTATCCAAAGATTTGCCTTGCTGTCCCAACGCTCAATCTTTGCTCCGTTAGTGTTACGCCATCCAAGGCTGTCGAAATGATAGAAAAATGTTTCCGCCTGCCTTTCCCAGTCCGGAAGCTTTTCTTCAAAGTAGGCTTTTACCTGGTACAATGTGGGAGGGATAAATTCTGCCTTTGCCGATTTTTTCTTTTTCGGTTTTTCTTCGGGCGGAAATAACTCGCCAGAGTTATTATTATTCTTAGTCTTATTCTTAGTCTTTATAATAGGGTTACCAGTTTGGTTACCGCTTTGGTTACCTGAGGTAACTAAAAGAATGTAAGAAGCAGCCTTTTCTCTTCTGTTCCCTTCAATGAAATCAATCAGCCCTTTTTGCTTCAATCGGTTGCGCAAATCAATTACAGTCTTATTGCTGTAACCTAATTCGGCTTGGATTAGACGTGTTGGTAATTCGAATGGGCAAAGCCAATTCCGGATGTTGCATTCCTTCAACAAAAAGAAATAGAAGTCTGCCTCATGCGCTGTCATCGGTTTATACCGTCGAATTTGCCAAAACTGATTAATGTAGTCAATGTAGGTCATAGTAGATAAGAATTAACCTCGTAAATAAACTCTTGTAAAGAACGGCATACCACATACTTGTTCCGGTACTTCTCGGCTTCTCTCTGCCATTCTTTCTGCCCGTCACTCTGTACCCCTTTCGGTGTCTTCATTTCAATACAGAGGGAAGCATATCCCTTTTTGGGGATAAGTAGTATCAGGTCGGCAACTCCCCTTACTACTCCCTCGTACCTCATCCTTGCTCCTGTCTTTGCATCCCTGCGGCCACCGTTCGGAACGGCAAAGAGAAGCAAAGCCAGATTTGGGTACTGAAGCCTGAACCATGTCAGGCAATCATGCTGTATCTGGCTTTCTGATAGCGGTGTAGTCTGCTTTCTCATTTTATTACAGTTTAAGCAACCTTCTTGTAGTTTCTTCATCTATAAAGTTTGTCCATCCGGCTTCATGTAACCTGATAGCGGCTTCTCTGAGAGTAATATTTCCACCCTCCACATTTTCTTTCAATGATTGCAATATAGTTTTCATAACTTCTGACTGAATAAGTTCATGGCCATATCCACCACGCTTTCCTTCACCACATCATCCGTTCCGGTCACACCGTTGGCAATGTTCTTTTTGGTCTGGATCACGTCATACATATAGCGGTCAATCGTATCTTTCCCTAAATAGTAGTAGCAGTTCACGTTATTCTTCTGGCCGTTACGGTGCGCCCTGTCCTCTGCCTGCTCGCAGTCTGAGAACGTCCAGGGAAACTCGATAAACGCCACACGGCTAGAAGCGGTAAGCGTCAATCCCGTACCTCCCGACTTGTAGTTAAGGATTATCAGCCTGCATTCCGGGTCATTCTGAAAACGGTCTACAGCATTCTGTTTCTGAACTGCATTATCATCACCCGTCACGGTCACCGCATCGGGGAAATGGTTTTTCAGCTCCATCACAACCTCCTTGAGGTAGGCAAAGACTATCAGTTTTTCTCCACCGTCTATCACGTCATGGATAAACTCGGAGAACACCTTAATCTTGCCCCTTGCGGATATGGATTTCAGGATGCCCATCTTCACCATTACCTCACCTCTCAGAGCCTTCTGTATCTTTTCATCATCCGCATTCTTGTATGTACGCAGATACTGAATCAAATCGGCTTCCGCCTTGTCGTACTCCTTACGATTGGTGATATCCACTTCGATATACTGCCGTGACTTGTCCGGAAGCTGCGTGAGTACCTTGGCCTTCTCCCTTCGGAAAAAGCAGGTGGTAGACAGTCTCCAGTTCAACTCCTTCACATTGGAACTCTGCTTAGGCCCGGCACAAAACTTTTCACAGAAGTTTTTATATCCTCCGAAATCTTCAAGCCTACCCATTATCTTCAACTGCTGGATAAGGTCGGTATTGTTGTTCACTACCGGAGTCCCCGTAAGCTCCAGCACGTACTCCTTACCCTTGCATATTCCTTCCAGGAACTTGCTCTGCTGTGTCTTGCTGGACTTGCACTTGTGGCTCTCATCTATCACTACCGACTTGAAAAGTGAGATACGCGGGTCGAACGTGATGGAACGCATGGTAAAGCGTGCATCATCCTTTATTCCCTGCACGAAGAACTTTTTCAGGCTCTCGTAGTTGGTTATAAAGATGTCGCACAAGGCCGTACCGTCCGCCTTCTTCTGTTCGTAGAAACGTTGCCAGCTTGACTTGTTCTTGTCATCAAGGATGATCGCCTGCTTTCCGGCAAACTTCTTGAACTCACGCTGCCAGTTTATCTTCAGGGCGGCCGGACAAACAACAAGGCACGGATACGCCTTTGCTATCGTAACCGTGCCTATTGCCTGCAACGTCTTTCCCAGTCCCGGCTGATCCCCGAAGATACACCGCTTATGCTGCAAGGCATAGGCGATACCTTCCTTCTGGTATTCGTAAGGCTCCAGAAGAAGCCCGTGGGGAACTGTCAGTTTCGGCAAATCAGGAATGGTGTAGTCCGTTACAGCCCTGGAAGATACCGAACGCTGTACGCGGCTGCATATCCTTGCAGATACTGCCCACTCTCCCATCTTATCCACATACCATTTATCTTCAAGCGAAACCTTCCATGCACGTTCATCAGGTATGTAGGCTGCTTTCGGATTCCTGGCCACACTCGGGATACGGTGTACCAGGTCTTTCAGTGTGGGATGATAGGGAAATGCTATCTTATAGCAATTCGGGGTTTGCGTTACACAAAATGGGTACAACATAGTATTATGATGCTAACTGTGTGGTCTTATGACGGCCGGAACTTCTGGGCTTGATTTTCTTCCCGTTCACCTCTATCGTCACTTTCGAGTTATCAATTATCTTCTGAAAGGCTTCAATGTCCGGACTTGACGGAGCTGCCGTCTGTGCTTCCGGTATCACATCAGCCTGAACATCTGCAGCAGCCTGCTCTTCGAACGGAAGTTCCTGCTGTACCACCTTCCATTTTTTGTTGAAGATATACTCGCTCACTTCATAGCTGCATGATTCTATGGCCTGCTCCAGCTCAAACTGAAACGCATAGTCCTCATTTTCGTCTGTAAACTTGGTGAACGGTGCATTCAGGTTCAGCACCTTGTTGCTTTTCAGGAACCGCTTTCCGGTCAGTGTAACTCCCCTGCTGTCACCGTCAGCTCCCACCGTATATCCGGTCACCTCAAGGATGCTGTCAATGTTCTCCGGCATATCTTCCAGGAACTCCTTACCGTCCGCTTCCTTCTGTTCACAGAGGAAAGCCATGTGGGGAACCAGAGCCTTGAAAGCGTTTATCAGGTCATTGGTCACGAGGTTCTTTCCCTCTACCGTCACCGTACCCGTTTCATCCATATAGGTTGCAACGAGGGTATTATCCTTCGTCACTTTTGCTTTTGTTATATCCATGTCATCTCCTGTATTTATATTCGTTAATAAACTCCTGATAGTACAAGTCATCCGGAAGAGGAAGCGATATTCCCAGCTCAGCCGCCGCATCCGCCTTCACTTTATTAAGAAAGTCCGTCATCTGCAAAGTGTTCAGACGTGACGTGCTTCCGGCAACAACCGTCTCCTTTCCGTTTATTACAGCCGTCCGGCGAAGGAAAAGGCTGCAGTAGTAGTCATGTACGTCCTGCTTGTCCGTTCCGGTCTCCTGCTCGATGCACGTAAACCAAAGCCACATCAAGGCATTCTGACTGATAGTCCGTGGCTCCGTATAGCGCTCGATGACGACCTTGTAACGTCCGTTCCGAAGCTGGCTGCACATGAAGTCGAAAGGCTTGTCAATCCTCACCACTCCCTTTTCCTTCACCAGAATAGCTGTCTGACTCATTGTCCAAAAATCTTTTTATCAGTGATTAATTCTTTGTTAGCTTCCAGAAACTCAATAAAACGCTCTACATGGGCTGTGAGCAACTTTACGCTCTGCTTGTGATTGTAGGTATAGTATTCCGGATAACGTGTCCCAGAAATGAGCGGAGTGCGGCTGGTACCGCCTTTCAATGCAAAGGCCGTATACTCAAATGCGCTTACGCTTTCCATCTCTCCTGAAGCTATCAGGCAGTAAGGATACACATGCCGCTGCCAGCCGTGCTCATACTTTCCGAAGCTGTACGAGCTTGTCGTCTTGATGTCATATACCACATCACGCTTGAGCTCGTCGATGAATCCGTAAAGCTCCACATCACCGTATCGTGTGGGCAGGATTGCAGAGACATACAACTGGCTTACCGCCCCATCGAAATACTTGGCCTGCTCAATAACCCAGGCGCGGTCAAAGAGGAAGTTCCGCATGGGTGCCAGCTCCGTAGCCGGGAAAGTCACCTGAACGGTATTCGTTTCCCTGTCTCCGATAATGGAATACGGAGCACGCTCACTGGGAACGTGCGGCTCATTATGGATTGCCATGTCCACAAGCGCATTGAAGGCCGTACCCTTGTCGGCTGCTTCGCTGGCAAATGGTACACGGTTGATCGCGTCAATCAGGGACTGTTTCAGTTCCGCTTCAACTTCTTCCGGAGAGCGTTTGTACTCTCCGGTTTCATTGTCTATGTTGAAGAAGCTCTCCACCTCTTCATCCGCCCTCAGATAAGCTTCGAACTTATCCAAGAGTGACGGATACATTCTGTACTTAGGCTGCTGCATATTCCTTCTTGATTTTGTCAAACTTCAAACCCAGTTCCTTGCATCGTTTGTTAAGAAGCTGTCCAGCCTGCAGCTTGCTGTCAAAAATGTGCTGCATACCTGCAAGTGATTTTGCCACGCTGTTGGCCGACTCCACGTCATTCACAAGTTCCACCTGCGCCTTGATTACTTCCATCAGGTCTTCATATTCGGAAGAAAGTTCTGTCTGTTTCTCCTGATATTTCGAATAGGTATTGATGATATTCGTCATGAAATTGTTCTCTCCGGTCACATCACCCTTGTCATTGATAATGATTGGAATCTCCATGCGTTCAGGAAGATTGCAGGTGTTCTTTCCGTAGAACTTCTCGCAAGGATTGAAGGAAATGGTACGCTTCTTTCCGATAGCTTCCATGTAACCGACCAAATCCAGCTCCTTAATCAGGTCACCGGCAGATGAACCACCGATTTCCGGACGTATCTGCTTTTCCTCACCGTTCTTTTCCTCACGTTCATGCGCAACAAATATCACCGATTTGCCCATAAGGGATACCTGATTTACAAAGTTGATGAACATGTTCTTTCTTACTCCATAGCCCTGCAGGGAAAGAGTACCATCCGCCTTGCGCATCTTCGGATTGTTCTGCATGATATACTTGTCCATGAAGGAAAGCATCTTTCCGGCGGTATCAATCACGAACGTAGCATAGTCGGCAATCTCAGGAGACTGCATCACTTCATCCACTTCTTCCCATTTCGTTATCTGTACCGTATCCACACGGTGGGCAGCGTTCACACGGTGTACGCCACCGTCAAAGTCCAGAAGAAGCGGATGCGGTGCCGACAAGGCCAGTGTGGTCTTTCCCATACCTGGCTGTCCGTAAATAAGTGCTGACAAGGTTTTCTTTACCTGCAATTCATTTGGTTTCTTAATAAGTCCCATAATCAAAAAATTTAAGTGGTTAATAAACTGATATATCTTTTGTCCTGAAAGGCGGCCAGACCTCTCCGGACGTGCTTTCATCCCATTGCAGCTCTAAGCTGACTTGAAGGGCCATACTTCAAATCGTCCAACTGCTTTATGGAAAATATTTTCGGGGAATTCTGATACACTCCCTTCCGTATCCATTTTGCAGCACCAATGGCTATCTGATGGTCCAACCATCCTTCACCGTACCTGCGGCACGCCTTGGAATAGGTTATCTCGTCAGAAGTCGGGTTGCTGCGTCTGATGTATTCCTCCACCGCTTCCTTTGCGGTCTCACGGATAATCACCTTCAACTGCCATGCGTCAATCTCCATCTGCTCTCCTCCTTACTACTCTAGTTACTCTTGCTCTTGTCTGCATCCGGCATCTTCTCATGTCCACATGGTAATCTGTTACCGCCATGAGGATAAAAAGGAATGAGAAGAACATTTCCAGCCCATGTTTACGAATCTCCTTCAGGTCGAAGTTGATTTTCAGCTTTTCGCAGAACATATACAGAACCAGCTCCGTATCCTTGCTGATACCCAGCTTCCGGTATATGTCGCGCTTCTGTGCCTTGATTGTCCATGTAGAGCGGCCAAGACTGTCGGCCACCTCCTTATCCGCAAGCCCCTTGCAATACTGCTCTGCAACCAAGTGCTCACGTTCCGACAGAGCATTCATGATACACGCTTGATTTTGAACTCTCCGTTCTTTTTGTCTATCACCCCCACACGTTTCCAGTCTGCACCTTCAACACACATTTCCAGACGGAGTCTACAGATTGTCGTGTTGATTGATGAGATTGAAGCGACCGGGAATATCACTATTTCACCGACCTTCATTCCCCGTAAGGTCTGCGCCCAGTTTTCTGTTACTTTTACCATATCGCTTACTTTTTAATGTTTGCTGGCAGAACGGGACTTGAACCCGTGACTTCCATGCTAACCCTTACATGGTGTTCTACCGCCTGAACTATCTGCCATTTGTTTATTTACTATCGGCCTGCATAGCATAATCACACGTTTGCAATCATCTACATCGAACATACCTATGTGACAAATTTCACGTGGTATATTTAACTGATTGGATAACCATAGGTAAGCCTTGCTTCTGTTAGAGCTATTAGGGATATGCTTCTTCCAAATCTTATTGATAAGATTGGTCTTGGCTATTTGGTCAAAATAGAAGTGAGCTTCTTTCTTGGCTTCCCTTAGCTCTGCATTAGCCAAACGCCCTAACGCTTGGTCTGTTCCTTTATGCACACCGACATAAGCCCGGCAATCTTGGCAGAGGTAAATCATACCGTATGAGCGTCCGTAGATTATGGAACTGTCCACATATTCGGTAGGCTTGCCACAATAGGGGCAAATCTTTCCTGTCAGTATTTCATTCATACCCCAATCCCCAAAACATCTATAACGTCTCCAATATCTTCGCAATCAGTAATATCGTCAAAAGAGATGTATCTGTTATCACAGCCATATCCATCGCCTGAAGGACTATCACCTATGAGTGGGATTATCCCTTCAAGATTGTCTTCTTTGATGGCTTTTGCCACAGCATTTAATCGTTCAATAACAGCTTTCTTCAATGCCTCTTTGTAGCGTTTGTTAATTATTCCACTTACTTCTTTGTCTTTCATTCCTGACTCTTTCAAGCAGCGAAATAATTCATTCCTAAAATCCTTATCAAAAATCTTTTCCATATAAATTATCACTAGTGGGCACTTTAAATTAAACATCGTTCTTTGAAATCTTTGATAATCGCATAGTTAAATATCTTTTTGGAG